ATGGCTGATATCATTGATGACTCACTCAACGAAATTCGTCGAGAACTTAAAGTGTATAGAACCAAAATAATAATGGAGTTGTTTCAAGATAAATGGATGGGGGGGCGGGATTATCTGAGAAACCTAGGGAGTAACTGGGAGTATTTTTGAGATGACTATCTCAAATGGTTCCAGCAGGGAGGAAACTAATGTTCACTCCCTTTAAATGTATCCTATACACATAGAATGGAACTGTCACATTTAATCTAAATCACTATCCTCAAGGCGGGACATGTTTCGTCTTGCTAAATGTGCAATTTCGTAATGTAGACTAAGGAAGTAATTTATCCCATCTTCAAGCTCACATTGATGGAGCTTGGGATCAAAAAGTTGACCTTTTAAGAGTCGTTTCACTGCCCCCATTGCTACAAATATCTCTCCAAGAGTTTCGGCATTTAAGCCCCTTTCGGACAGAAGTAATTCATCATCTATTCGTTCTAAGACTTCTTCAGCCAACCGCGTATCAGCTACTCTGGCGAGGTTATCCTGGATCGTATCATTTAGTTTCCTTTTCGCATATGACAGTTTGTCACCGAACAGTATGTCATCAATGCTTAAGTCCCGCTCAACTGAAGTTTCGACAATTTGCTCTAAAGGAACTTTATTCCTTTTTTTCCATGTAGATATGGTCTGCTTCGCTACTCCTAGCTCTTGGGCTAATTCACTATCAGACGAAGTTCCTAAAGCTTTAGCAAGCCTTGATAGAACATCTAGCGCACTGATCTCCCTCATCTAAACCTCTCAATTTGATCTTGACATTTCAATTTGAACCACTAAAGTACGCATTATGCGAACTGACAATTCATAATGAACATTTGTTATGAGAATAATAGCCACATGAGGTCAAAATGAAAAGTAATTTAGGCAAATTGAATAGCGCGGATCTTTATACGCAAGTAAAAGCTGGGTTTCTTCTACAGGGAACATCCTTGAGTCGATGGTGTGCAGAAAATGGGGTTCATAGGCAGAATGCAGCACAGGCTCTGAAAGGCCTATGGAAAGGGAAAAAGTCTAATGCTTTGAAAGAAAAGATAATTATTGCATCTGGGATAACGGCTGAACAGTAAGTCTGACAAGTGTTTTTTTGAATAATTGAGTGAACAACATGGATAACCAAAAGATAGAACAAGTAAAAACTAAAATCATGGCTGAGCTGCTACGGCTCAATGCAATTGAAGCAAAATGCGTACTCAATCATGTTAGTCAAGCCATTCAACAAGGCTCTTTGTTAGCAAATGTCGATTTAAAGCCGACTAAGCGTAAAAGCAAAGTGGAATTAGATCGCGAGCTTTATGAGTTCATTTTGAACTTAGATCTTGATTTCCTAACTCAAAAAGATGTGCGAGCCGCATGTATGGCTAAGTTTGGTTCTAAAAGGACACCTTCAAGAACATCTCTAAATCGCGCTTTTAGAGCTGGCATTTTTGATAAGTAAGGAAGGGCTATTTAAATGAATAAATATCAATTATCCAATCTAAAGCCTACCCGTTTGACTTTGGACCTTCTTGAAATACTTGTTCAGAACGGTGTGGAAGGGATAAGTCTTAATGGCCTCTCTGAGATTACGGGTATCCCAAGGGCTAGTCTTCATCGGTACTTACAGGTATTGGTTGACAGTGGGTGGGTAGAAACTGTCGGGGAGAGAAATACCATGATGTGGAAACCTTCAAACCACTTTCTAAAGCTCGCATTCAATTACAGAAATGCCGTACGTACTCAGATTGAGGCTGTTAAGTCCGAGTTTAAGAATTTGACAGGTGAGGAACTATAAAATGTCTAATGAAATGAAGCAATTGATGACAGCCCAACAAGCATTGAGCGACGCGAAAGAGATCAATGCCGCTGAAGCATTAACTATTTCTCAAAGTGAAGGAACAAAACTTGGTGAAGCAGTAGATCTTGGTGCTCTTTTGGGGCGTGCTCAGATGGCGGAAAGACTATCAAAAATTACCGACGCCGTGAGTTTAAGTGCATTGAAAGAAATTAAAGAATCTAAGAAATACAAAGCCTTAAAAGGAATCACCTTTGCGAAAAGCTCGACTGTCGGCAGTAATTTGGTTGTTCTAAAGGGAACTTGGGAAGAGTTTTGTGAAATCTACGGTAGCTCAAAATCGACTGTTGATGAGCGACTAAAAAACTTAGACGTATTTGGAGAGCAGGCGTTGGAGTCAATGAACGCAATAGGTATGACAACACGTGACCTACGCCGTCTTCGCCAACTGCCTCAAGAGGAACTCACTGCTATCGTAGAAGGTGAGGTGATTAAAGTTCAAGATCGTGATGAAGCCTTAGAAATCATCGAAGAACTCTCTGCCAAACATCGTCAGGAAAAGCAAGCCTTACAGTCAGAAGTGACCAAGTTGACTCAGGATAAAGAGTCAAACGAACGTCTATTGGCGGACAAAGACAAGAAAATTAACAGCTTGTCAAAGAAGCTAGACACGCCTTTATCACTGGCTCAAACACGCCAGAAAGAAGAAGAACTAAACAGCAAGCTCCTCAATCAACTTAATATCGCTGCAACCTCAGTCGATGGAGGGTTTGCCCGCCTTTTTGATGCTATTGAGACGATTAATGACAATCCGCACCCAACTGATATAGATCAAGCCTGCGAAGACACGTTGTTTCGTCTCCTGGAAAGATTTCTGAATTTATCTGCTGAGCTGGGAATTTCAGCACATGTAAAAAGTCATCTAGAGCAATGGCATGCTGAAAACCAATTCTTCGTGGATAACGAGGGGTAATCCATGATGAATGCACTTGAATTAGAACGAGCGCAATATCTGAAGGATGTCATTTCAGAGCTTGACCGTGCTGGCCGTGGTCAAAAAGGAGCCATTGTTCAAGCTGCAATGGACCGCCTATGTATTTCAAAAAGCAAGCTGTATCAAGAGCTAACGGATTTGGGCTGGACATCTGGGCGAAAAACACGAGCAGATAACGGAGACTTAGCCATCACGAAAGAAGAGGCCGAGCTGCTTTCGAATATGATCCGCCAAAGTAAGCGAGAGAGCGGCAAGGCACTGATGACGGTTCGTGATGCGGTTGATATTGCATTAGCGAATGGGGAACTTACGAGAAACGTGTCTGAATCGACGGTATTACGCGCTTTTAAACGTTTTCGTGTTCATCCTGACCAGCTCGACACGATGGAGACAACCATAAGTCAGCGCTCGCTTTTTCCCAATCATGCTTGGCAGTTTGACGTGTCGATTTGCGTACTCTACTACATGCGTGGAGGCAAGGGATTACAAGTGATGTCTCAGGATGAATTCTACAAGAACAAGCCGAAGAACTTAGACCGTATCGTCAATGAGCGCGTATTGCGTTATTTAGCCACGGACCATTACAGCGGCGCTTTCTTTTTGCGCTACTACCTTGCACCTGGTGAAAACACGGAAACCATTACTCAGTTCCTGTTTGAAGCGTTCTGTGAGCGTGAGACGGGTGAACTGATGTACGGTGTCCCTCAGATCTTAATTTGGGACGCGGGATCTGCAAACATCGCCCACCAAACGCGCCATATGTTGGACATGCTGGAAGTGAAGCATATCGCTCACACCCCTGGCCGTCCTTGGGCGAAAGGTCAAGTGGAATCGACGCATAACCTCGTAGAACGCCGCTTTGAGGGGCGGCTAGCGTTTATGACGGTGCAATCCATCGATGAGTTGAATCGACATGCGGTGCAGTGGTCCATTGGTTTTCAGTCTCTCAAAGAACACAGCCGACATAAGAATAGCCGCTTCGGGCTATGGCAAACGATACGTGCTGAACAGCTACGGTTAATCAAAGACATAAACCTAGTGAAAAGCATGATGCAACAAACGAAGCCAGAAGTTCGCAAAGTGCGTCCGAACGAACTAAGCATCAGCTTCGCGCCCAAAGGTTATGCATCAATGGATTACTCTCTGGCACACATTCCGCACCTTATTGCAGGCGATGAGGTTAAGGTTTTCGCGAATCCATACAAGGTGCCAGCTATTCGAGTGATCAGCGTGGACAATTCAGGGCAAGAACACACTCATGAAGCAATGCCTATTGAGAGAGATGCGGCGGGCTTTAACCTTCTGGCACCAGTAATTGGTACTGATTATAAGTCGGTACGTGAAACAGATGCAGACCATAACCGTAAGCGCTTAGATACACAGGCATGGGGAACGGATAACCCAAGAGAAATTAAAAAAATCCGCAAAGGAAAAGTGGCTGCATTTGATGGGCGTATCAACCCAATGGCGGATGTCGAGCAGCAAGCTGTACCGTCGTTTATGCCAAGACGAGGCACGGTAATGAACATTGAAGGGCAGCCATTAACCGAACAAAAAATGTCGTTTATAGGCGCGTTAAATCGTCTTCAAAAGCGCTTAAATCTATCGAAGGATGAGTTGATCTCCATGAGGACCAAGCTGAAGCAGCATTACCCCGACGGTATGACCGACAGCGAACTACAAACTTTTACTGAACTATGGGAGCAAAATAGCAATGAGCACGCTCAAAGCGCGGCTAGATAACGCGGGGCTAACCATACAGGCCTTAGCGGATTACTTAGCCATGAATTACAGCACCGTACAGCGCGCCGTTCGGATAAACGAACCGCCTAAACGATGTACGCAAGAGTTTAAGGAAAATGTTGATGCGTTTTTTGCGTCACACGGGCTGGAAGGAGTAGACGGTTGGTCAAAGGCGGCAACCAATGACCAACCTGATCCCCAGCAGGAAGAAATGAATCAGGACATCGAACTGGAGAACCAAATGTTAACACAAGCAGCAATGAAACACTTCAAGCTATTTAGAAACCCATTCCTCAATGACATTCGTAGCGTGCGTGATATCTATTTGAATGAAGACAGCCGCTACGTTTTAGCAGCAATGAAAGATGTCTCACGCAATCAAGGCATACTGGCCGTTGTCGGGGATTCTGGCGCTGGGAAAAGTGTGTTACGTCGCCTGCTCCTTGATGAGCTGCATAATGACGGTGATATTTCAGTGATTCAACCCAAGATCATTGACAAAACGCGCGCTACGGCTGCTGGTATCTGTGATGCAATCATAAGCGATATCAGTAGTGAAACACCTAAGCGCAGTATGGAAGCTAAAGCCAGACAAGTGGAGCGCCTTTTGATGACGGCTTTTAAAGGCGGGCAGCGCCATGTGCTTATCATCGAAGAAGCGCATGACCTAACAATCCCTGTTATGAAGTATCTCAAACGCTTTTGGGAGTTAGAGGACGGATTTTCAAAACTGCTTGGCATTTTATTGGTCGGTCAAACTGAGCTTTATGACCGCCTAGATGAACGCCGACACTATGAACTTCGTGAATTTATTCGCCGATGCATGGTGGTGGAGATCCCACCGCTTGACCATGATATTGAAGCCTACCTCAAGCATAAGTTTGAACGTGCTGGTTGCGAATATGATCGTGTGATGGATAGCAGCGCAGTTCCTGCGCTCAAACAACGACTACAAACACGTCGCAATCAATCAGGTAGTCTCGTTTATCCTCAGGTCATCAATAATCTCGTCGCAAATGCAATGAACCTTTGTGCTTCATTAGGTGAAGACAAAGTCAACGAAGACATCGTTAAGGAGCTGTAACCATGAAAAATCAAAATATTGCCTTATCGCAATTCAAGGTTGGTGAGTTAGTGGATGCAGTGCCTGTTCATGGTTGTAACTTTGAAACAGAGGATTACATTCCTAGCATTCAATTTCAGGAAAAGCTTCATGATCGCTTAGGTAATGCCCTAGCGAATTTCAATAGCGTTGTAACCTTGTACAACCATTGGAAGCAAGGAAACACCAAATGTAGTTGGTCAGTGGTTAGTGAACTCACGATGAATACGCGTTTAGTGTCTGGCGAGTTGAATGTTATTTCAGAAATGTGCCGTCTGGATCGTGCGGGGATGACTTACAATCCTCTGCCTGGTATTTATGGCCGTAACTTGGCTACAGGCTTAACACCGCCAGAAGCTAGTGAATTGACCATGTTGCTTGATGGATTGTCACCAGGAGAGCTGTTACAGTTGTTGAGAAATCAGAAAGGAGTCTGGGCATGAGTAACTGTCGTTTGACCGCAGCGGAGAGTCATGAGCTGGCAACCCGAGTCTCCGCGTTAGGAGCGAAACAAGTTTTGCTTATTCTCCGCCAAATTCAGGATCAGTCGTTGGATTCGTCCATGAAAAACAGAGGCCTTATCTATGAACGAGCATTACGAGCAAAAGCTGAAACAAGCGCTACGGCAAAAATCGATCATGCCGTACTTGACCATCATACTTGGCCCCACTGAAGAATTATGCCCTGTGCATGCAAAGAACAAAGGCTTGGTGTTACCCGTTGACGACCGTTACTGGACAGAGTACCCAATGCGGGAAACGTCAGCTTGTCGGTGTAGCATTCGACAGGTGTCGAAATATGAATACCAGAAGTTAAAAGCCGAAGGTGTTCTAGAAGTTCCAGTGGACTAAGGACCATCCAATCACTAACTTTCAAATGCCTTTTCATCAGAAAAGGCATTTCTTCCTCAAACGCTCTTAAATCGATTTTAAGGCAATATCCAAACATCCGCTCATCTAAAAAAGTTTAAACAAATCTGACGCGATTTAAACGTGGTTTAAAAATGGTTTAACCGCAGTGACGCGCTTCAATACTTCCCCCCTTCGCTCAAACATATTCTGTGCACTCGAAATAGAGCAACAGACGTTACTTCGTTCAGTTCCCTACGCGATTCTAATATTCACCATAACGGCGGTTATTGTGAATATGCAGGGACGGAGACGGGGATAGCCTGTCTCACAGCGATAAATTCATCCTCTTTATTATCGCTCTTCTAAGTGGTAGCTCCCGTTGTGTGGGAGTGACGGGAGCTACACCTTAGTTTTATTAAACGCCTTCTGAATCAGTCACACAGTACAGATTGAAACGGAGCAGCAAGAACATTTTTTAATGGTGGTTTATGGAAATAACGTCCATGAGGCTGAATGAAGAGGAATTGAGTCAGCTTTATCCTCTACTGAGTCCAACCAGTAAGACTTTGCTAGAGCTGTTTGAGAATGCTCTAGATAAAAATGAGACTTGTGCCTTTGAGTTGTTACTGAAGGTATCAAGCGAATTAGGGGGAACTTATGTCTACATCCCTCAGGAACAACGAATGAAGCGTCGGCTACGTGACATCGCCATTTGCCATGATTTCAAATCGGGAACGTCACCTAGCCAACTAGCACTAAAGCATCAGTTGAGTATCCAGAAAGTATATCGAGTGCTCAACGCACATCCATCATCAGGAGATGAGTAACATGGCATTAGCAGAACTAAAGGCAGCATTAGCTTCGGCAATTTCTGACCATCAAACATTGGAGCAAAACATAAAAAGTTATGCTCAGGAGAAGCAGACGCAAGAATCGCGTCTACGCACACTCATCGCCCAGGTTTCGGCCAAGCAGACAGAACTCAATAACGCGCTAACGCAAGAGAGTTCTGAAGCACTTACTGTGGAACTCAATAATCTCCATTCACAGAAACAAGCATGTGAGACGCTCATCCGCAATATCACCAACTACATGAAGGATAAATCTCACAGTGAGAAGACCAAAGCATCATACCGCGTCCAGGATGCGCAGAAAGCTCTTTTACTTTTTGTCTATGAAGACATCAAAACACAGCTCGATGTGTTAACCGATGAGCAAAAAGAACTGCTTAAAGACTTTGTGGTTATCGACAAAATGGTTGCCGATTCGATGACCAGTGGTCGCCGTTCCAGCTATTACCTCGGAAGTGCTTTCGATGCAATTTATGGGGAACTGCGAGGTGAAGCATTCACGGCTCATCAGACACTGATGTTAGAAAAATATACCGCTTGAGCCAACCTGGACTAAACGTTAAGGAAATACATCGTGAGTACGACGACCGAAACCATCTTGAAAACCCTGATGACAAATTTGAAATCGAATTTCGTAGAAGGGTTGAACGCAGCTCAGCCATCATGGGAAGAAATTGCCACAAAAGTCCCCTCTACCAGTGCGCAAAACTATTATGGGTGGATGAAAGATTTACCAGGAATCAAAGAATGGTTAGGTGATCGCCAGCTTTTGGTGTTGGGCAGTCATGGTTATTCCATTGAAAACAAAACTTGGGAAAGCTCTATCTCGATTTCTCGTGATGAAGTCGATGATGACCAAATTGGTCAATACAGCATCGTTGCTAAGAACTATGGTGAGCAAGTTGCGTTGTTTCCTGACAGCTTGTGTTACCCGCTTCTGGCCGCAGGCTTTGAAACCCTTTGTTATGATGGTCAGAACTACTTCGATACTGACCACCCATTGGAAACCTCACCAGCCACAACGTATTCCAATGTAGTAGGCGATCCCTCTACTGATATGGGTGAACCTTGGTTTCTCATCGACGATACCAAAATTCTTAAGCCTGTCGTATTCCAAGAACGACGTCCATTCGACTTTAAAGGCATGAATGAGACGGAAGAATACACCTGGTTCAATAACCGTTTTGCGGCGGGTATTGATGGTCGTTGTAATGTTGGTTTCTCGTTTCCACAAATCGCCATTGGCTCTCGGGGACCATTGAACGAAGCCACTTATGCAGAAGCACGCTTGCGTCTGAACACCATGAAAAAGACCGATGGGACACCTATTAATACCCGAGCTAAGAAATTAGTCGTTGGTCCCAACAATGAATCGGCGGCGAAGAAGTTGATTAACCGACAACGTGTAGAAAATGGAACTGACAATATCTACTACAACGAAGTAAAAATTGTTGTCAGCCCTTACCTTTCTTAAAGGGGGCATCATGAAACATGAACATGTTTTTACGCTCATGGATGGCATTGTCATTAATGGTACACGATGTGACCAAGTGTCCATTCGACCTCTTGATGGAAGCCTTTATGAGCGCGTTGAGCAGTTAGTCGAGAAGCAACTTATTCATCTGCAAAAGCAGCCTGACTTTCGTTTAGTCAATGAGAGGCATCGACAGGGCTTAAAAGGTTATATGCTACTGAACGAATGCGCCGCTGCCGCTATTTCGCATATCGGAAATATTGAGGTGCAAATGGAATATTACGACTACTGCCAGCTGAAGGTTAGCGCTCAGGACTGGACCATTATTCTCACGGCTAACTTAGCAGTCTCCGAATACTACGGAGACACAAGTACCAGCACGATGTCAGCTTAGTTTAAATGGGAGACTGATATGAATAACACAAAAGACAGCTCAGCTATTTTTGGTGTGGATAACGTTTCAGAGAAAGTGGCAAATACTCTGGTGATCGAGGAAGAGTCCAAACGTTGGCCTGAAGCCGTTCGGCAAATGTACGACCTGTTCAAATACGAGCTGAACAGTGCTGGTGTTGATGAAAAACTCGCACTTAATTTGGCTTCGGCGATGTGTCATCACTTTGGTGGAATGCAGGTTTATCTGGGTCGAGGGACAGCGCTACAACGGTTGCTTCGAGATCTCCAGATATGGAATGACTTCAATGGAAGAAATATCCATGAACTTATCGAGAAATACGATATTAGCTACTCAGGCATTTATCGAATAATCAGTCGAATGAGAGCGCGGGAAGCTTCAAAAAAAGCCTCCACACAACCGTCCAATGCCATCTAAGGAGCACATCACAATGGCTGTATTAACGTTCGAATTACAAGATGGCTATAAAATTGGTGAAAATGTTCACCATGAAGTCGGGTTGAGAGAACTGACACCGAAAGATGTCTTCGATGCTCAACTTGCTTCAGAGAAAATTGGCATAGTTCATGGAAGACCTTACGCGTACACATCCGATATTCAGATGGGTATGGAGTTACTATGCCGACAGGTTTCTTATATCGGCCCTATACAAGGCCCATTAAGCCTCAAAGATATCTTAAAACTATCATCGCGCGACTTTGCTGCATTGCAGAAAAAAGCCGCTGAACTCGATCAAGTACTATTTGATAAAGACACCCTGGAGGGTGTTGAAGCGCGGGGGCGAGACTAAATCACTTGCGGTACAACTTGAGCTGATGATTGTCACAATTGGCTCTCGTTATCCTGTAAGTGATTATTACCACCACCCTATTCGTAGCCTGATTCAACTCGTTTCCCGTCTAAGAGACCAACAGGAAAACCCTCATGTCTAACAGCCTCAAAACGGATATCGTCCTCAACTTAAAAGGTGACTTAGCCCGTAAAGCCCAAGTCTACGGTAAAGAAATGACCATGTTAGGGTCACGTTCCAAAGCCGCCTTTACAATGATTGGGACATCAGCGGTTGCAGCCAGTCGTGGTATCGATACGTTCGGTAATCGCATGATGTTTGTCGCAGGCGCTACCGCTGTCGCATTTGAGCGAACGTTCGTTAAAACGGCAGCAGAGTTTGAGCGTTATCAAACCATGTTGAATAAACTCCAAGGGTCGCCTGAAGAAGGAGCGAAGGCTATGAAGTGGATTGAGGATTTTACTCAAAACACACCATATGCTATCGACGAGGTTACACAAGCTTTTGTTCGACTTAAAGCTTTTGGTATCGACCCTATGGATGGGAGTATGCAAGCCATCGCTGATCAAGCTGCGATGATGGGCGGAACTTCTGAAGCTGTTGAAGGCATCGCCACTGCTTTGGGACAAGCTTGGACAAAAGGAAAATTGCAGGCTGAAGAGGCCATGCAATTATTAGAACGTGGCGTGCCTGTATGGGATTACTTGGTGAAAGCTAGTAAAGATCTAGGCATGAATAATGGAGAAGGCTTTACTAAAGAACAGCTAACCAAAATGTCTGAAAATGGGCAGCTAGGCCGTTCAGCAATTACTGCATTGATGAAACAAATGGGGAAAGAATCCGAGGGCGCGGCCAAAGACCAAATGAACACTTGGAACGGCATGATTTCAAACATGGGCGACCATTGGAAATTATTCCAAAAGGATGTAATGGAAAGCGGCGCTTTCTCCATGCTCAAAGACCAGCTTGGTGAATTTCTAGATATGCTCGATGAAATGAAAGAGACTGGTGAATATGACGAGTTTGTTGAAAAAGTAGGTCATGATCTTGTCGAAGCGTTTAAGTCTGCTGCCTCCGCTGCGAGAGATATCAAAGATGTAGGAGAAGAGTTATGGCCTGTTATTCGACAAATTGGCTCTATGGCCAGTAGTCTTGCGGAAACGGTCGGCGGATTCGGCAACCTTGCAAAGATTCTTGCCTCTGTATATGCCATTAACAAAATGATTCGGATTGGCTCTCCATTATTGAAAGGCGGAGCTGCACTAGGCGGAATGGTCTTTTCTGGCAAAAAAGGCAAACCTGGTGTTGAAAGTCTGAACGCACTTGGCGCGACCCCCGTATTCGTTGTTAACATGCCTGGAGGTGGCTTCAATGGACCAGATATCGATATTCCAGATAAGAAAAATCCTAAGAAATCACTACTGAGCATGAGTAATTTAGCTCAGATCCCGTTGATAGGATGGGCGTCGGCTGAACTCGCTGACATCACTGATGATATGTTGGCATCTCAGTTTGATGGCTATCGCGATTATGATGCGAAGTTCACGACCAAGATTAAAGCTTTCTTTGGAGATAAAGAGGCTCAAGCCCAAGATGTGAAGTATTATGGAGCAGATCCAGCCAAGTACGAAGCAAAACCCATGACACCGCCAAACTTCATGTTAGGGGGATATGGAACCCCAACGAATAGCTACCTTGGTCAGCAGATCGGAACTCAAAACAACTATGGTCAGCAGCCTCAAGTGCCTGGTGAAATGAAGTTGAAAGTTGAAGTCTCTGATGAACGAGTCAAAGTAACGCCAACTTATGTTCCGCCTGGTATAACTGTTGATCCAGATTTAGGAATTAATTAAAGGTCTATTTATCTCATTGGATGGGATGTCAATCTCACAGCGCGAGATATTTGAAATTTGATTTATCTTGAAATTTTTCGCGAATTATCTTGGCGCGCTACATTAAAGAGCGCTTAACCATCTTGTTGGCAAAGTCTGAACTCGCCCAAAAGGCCTGTTTGCCCCGCCTGACTACTCTGCTCACCTACTATCTGGTCTATGAAGAAGGCGAATTGAGTTACGAACACTTTCTCTCGCAGCTCAGCAAGCCAGAAAACCAGTGGCGTTGCTTTCTGATTTTCGGTTCGTCTTTGCCTCAGAATGAGCTGGATGAAATTGTGCGAACCTCCCACCAGTATCAAAATGAACTGGACGACATTCTACTTTCCATGGGTATACACCTTCAGTAAGTCACTAAACCATGAGTCTTAAGAAAAAGAGCTCAATATTCGGGCTCTTTCTCTTACACTCCACCACTAACGCGTCTGCATCATTCGGTACGCGGTTTGGTTTATAACCCAGCGTGGCGAGAGTGAAATAAATATTTACTCTTCTGGATAAAATAAAGCTGTTCATTGTTTGTTTAACCTGTATACTGCCCCTCAGCTCTTACCATTGAGCTATTAATGATACGTCTATAAAGTTCTCTCAGTTATCTTTCGATATTCTTCGTATAGCTCCTGCGACAGCTCCTCTCGATAGTCCATGTAATAGCTTTTGTTATCAGCACACTTATAACTCGTAAATATTGAAAATCTAGAGGTCTCTATGTCTAACAAATCGACTGGTTCTGTAAAATGGTTCAACGAAACTAAAGGTTTTGGTTTCATCACTCAAGACAACGGCGGCAAAGATGTATTCGTACACTTCGCTTCAATCGTTTCTGAAGGTTTCAAGACTCTGGCTGAAGGCCAGCGTGTAAGCTTCGACGTTGAGCAGGGCAAAAAAGGCCCACAAGCTGCAAACGTAGTAGCACTATAATTCCGTTAGCGCGGCACCCGTTGCCGCGCTATTCAATCCCTTTCAATTGCTTAATCTTCTGGTTTTCCCTCGATTTACATCTGTCTGATCTACAAATTAAATCTGGTCACTCCTAGAAATTCTCGATTTTAAACGCCTGCAACTTAACATTGCACACACCATTGTGGTATCGCGGTGAAAGTTAGCTTGAAGTGTAAATTAGAATCTTCCAATCTTTGAAATGGAATAACGGCGTTAGAGTTTGTGCCTCACGTTTAAAGCGTGTGTACATTAACGTTTTGTTACCTGGAATTTTGAAAATAGCTGTTTTTAAACAACCTATTATTCTGGTTTGATAAAAATCGCAGACTATTCTAGAACAAGCATCACAAATTAGGCGAGATTTCTGTCCTTTAGAATTTATCCGTCTAGAATCATTTTATTCAACTCGACAGAAATAATCTTATGCCGAAAAAAGTTAAAGAGAAAACGGAAGAGAAAGCGAATCTTCCAGAAGAAAAGAAAGTATTAACAGAACACCAAACCAGAAAGCGAATTGAAGATATTCTGGAAAAGCGTAGGTTCGACGATTTGTTCGAATTGTAATTTTTACGCTTCACTTAACCTTTCTATTTCGAAGAGTTTCTGATATTTCATCAGCGTTGCCGTTCGTGCACAATTCCAGTGCTTTGAATGCGGCAAAATCGTGCCTTACCCTGCGTTCAACAGCCAACCGTCATAGCTCGTATCCATGTTGAGAGCAAAAATTGGTTTTGCATTGCCTGTGTTTTGTTTACGTAAACAAATAATGCAAAACGAATTGTTGCTTTTTATGGGCATTCAGGTGTAAGAATATGAACATTCGGTGACAAATAGGCACGGAACTTGATTGACATGTTAGTGTCATATGAAGCGGGTAATGTAATCCCGAATGAAGACGTAAGTCACCGACATGAAATTTGGTGAGTATATTTAAAACTCACTCAAGACGTTATGGGAAAACCCATAATTTGTAATACGCTCCCAACGAAAGGGAGCCATTAAGTAAACCTTAAACAATAAGCTCACTAAGAGCGTTACTTATAAAGGAGATTACTATGAAAAAAATGAGAAGAGCTCAGCTGCATCGTGTTCGCATCCAATATTGGAAAGACACAAAAGCAGAAAAGAAATCATAGTTAAACGCCGCTAGGCACCCGAGAACTGGCAATACTCCAAACCTCACATCATTGCCAGTTCAATATATCCCCTTCATTTCGAACTCCCCCGACTCTGGCACCTCACACAATACTCTGAACCGTCTAAATTCAGATACACTGCCCCTTGTTGGACGAGAGATCGAAATGAAGGAAATAACCCTCATGATCAAACACCTATTTCCACGCACCTTCGCGATGCGCACATCCTGTTTCTAAGCATTCCATTCAGTTACAACCACTCAAATAAATACAAACAATTGTTCTAAAAAAGATGCCCAATCCATCACTTAGCCAAGCGATGTCTACCTATACTTTGGGGGAAATGGGCGCATCCACGCTGTTGACGGTTGCATGGACAGAAACACGTTTGAAATCGAGCATATTATGTACACTAAACATCGGTCATACACATTGGCAGGAAAGGGACATCATCATGCAAATGTAATGGTGAACCCGACTGGTTATTTGCATATTCATATTATGGAGGAAAAACGTAAGTTTAACGGTGAGTTTGAGTCACTCTGTTTTGAAACTCACGGCAAATGTACAGAACTAACCTGTAAGGATACTGGGCGAACCAACCAGATGCGTTGGCATTTAGATCTCTCAGGAGAAGATGCAACAGAGCTGGTAGGTTTGATAGAAGAGGCCAAAGAGGAATACGAGACGCTAATGCGCGATCTTTGCTAG